CGCCGTGCTTGACGAGCTGTGAGGTACGGCAACCAGCAGCCGACGTTCGAGACGGTGGGGCCTTACGACCACAGCAGCGGCGAGCGCCTCTGCGACGTGTTCGAGCGGTGGGGCACGTGCTTCTACCCGTGCCAGCGCCGCGAGCTGACGCTGTTCATGGCCCGCGACGCCGAGAACCGCTTCGCGTCGCGCACCATCTGCATATCCAAGCCGCGCCAGAACGGCAAGAGCTTCGCGGCGCGCAAGTACGCCATCACGATGGCCGCCAAGGGCAAGCACGTCCTCTACTCGGCCCACAACGGCTCGACGGTGCGCAAGATGTTCAAGTTCATCGCCGACGAGATAGAGGGCACGCCCGACCTCTCGCGCAGGGTCAAGAGCATCTACCGCGCGGCGGGCACCGAGGGCGTCTACTTCGCCAACGGCGGCTGCATAGAGTTCCAGACGCGCACCAACTCAGGCGCGCGCGGCGAGACCTACGACGTGATCATCGTGGACGAGGCGCAGGAGCTGACCTACGACCAGCTGGACGCCATCAAGCCCACCACGCTGGCGTCCGAGTCGGGTGACCCGCAGATGATATTCGTCGGCACGCCGCCCAACGAGAAGTGCGCGGGCGATGTGTTCGCCGACTACCACGAGGCGGCTCACGCGGGCAAGGCGGGGTCGATGTGGTGGATGGAGTGGGCGGTGGACGAGGTGCCCGATCTGTCGGACCGCGCCGCCGCGCTCGAGCTGGCGTACCGCACCAACCCCGCGCTCGGGTACCGCATCCGCGAGGACGTGATGCTCGACGCCATCGACGGATACGTGATGAAGCCCGACAGCTTCGCCCGCGAGTACCTCGGGCGGTGGAATCCGAGCCTTCGCGTGGCCGACTTCCTGATAACGAGCATGGCGTGGCACGCCACCGTGGGCGCGCCGCCCAAGCGCCACGACAAGCTGGCCTACGGCGTGAGGTTCACGTCGGACGGGCGCAGCGTGTCGCTGGCCGCGGCGGTCACCACGCAGGACGGCTGCCATGTCGAGTTCATCCGTACCGAGCCGACCGTGGTTGGCATCGGGTGGCTCGTGGACTGGCTGGCGACGCGCAGGGACAAGGCGGCCGCCGTCGCCATCGACGGTCGCGCCGACGCCGTGGACCTCGGGCAGCAGCTCGTCGCGGCGGGCATGCCCAAGAACGCGGTCATGGTGGTCCGCACGGGCGACGCTATCGCCGCAGACGCGATGCTCGTGAACGCCGTGAACGACGGCAGGCTGACGCACCTCGACGACCCCGCGCTCGCGGAGAGCGCGCTGGGCGCCACGAGGCGACCGATAGGAAAGGACGGCGGCTTCGGCTTCGGCGGGGAGTGCCCCGAGAGGCTGGACGCCTGCGCGCTCGCCATGTGGGCGGCGCGAACGACCAAGCGCGACCCAAGGCGCAGAGGGAGGGTCGGATGACGAACCAGCCGGACGCGTGGCGTCCAATCGCCACGGCGGGCGTGACGCTCGACGGCATCAGGACCGCGCGCGGACTCTCCGCGGAGGCCGCGTGGTGGGCGGGGCAGCTCGTGGACGAGTACGAGTCCCACGTCGCCCACAACGAGATGCTCAGGCGCTACTACGACGGGCGCGTGAGCGTCTCGGACTACGGCGTCGGGGCAGACGTGGACAACGACCAGACGTGCCACTGGCCCGCCAAGGCCGTGGACGCGCTGGCCGACCGAATCACCTTCGAGGGGTTCACCTACCCCGAGGGGATGGACGAGGCGCACGTGGGCGCCCTCGAGGCCATCGAGCGCGAGAGCAACCTGCGCAACGCCTACAACCGCCACCTCGTGCCCAAGCTTCTTTACGGCTGCATGGCCGCGACGGTCACGCGCAGCCGCCAGCGCGGCGCGGTGGTGCGCTTCCACTCGGCCGAGACGTTCACCGCCATCCCGTCCCCAGACGGCCGCGACGGCACCGTGGCGGCGGGCCTCGCCATCGCCCGCGTGGAGCGCACGCAGTGGGGCGGCCCGCAGGCCGTGCCCACCATCGTCAACCTGCACCTCCCGAACGACGTGGTGCAGCTCCGCCAGGTGGCGGCGGGCGAGTGGGTGGCCGAGTCGGGCGCGACGCCCGAGGGCAGGCCGTCGCTCTACGTCTTTACCCACGACGGCACGGGCACCATGAACGCGTTCGGGCGCACGCGCGTCTCGCGCTTCGTCCGCACGCTCACCGACGACGCCATCCGCTGCATGTGGCACATGCAGATTTCGGGCGCGTACTACTCCATACCCAAGCTGGTCATGCTGAACCTGCTTCCCGAGCAGTTCGACGCCGTGACGGGCGACAAGCTCAAGTACCAGCTCGACCGAGTGATCGCCACCGAGGCCGACGAGAGCGGCGAGTCCCGCGCGACCGTCCAGCAGCTTTCGGGCAACTCCCCGCAGCCGTTCGTGGACGAGCTGCGCGCCCTCGCGTGCCAGTTCTCCGGCGCCACGGGCGTGCCGCTCAACTCGCTGGGCATCGTGCAGGACAACCCGTCCAGCGCGGAGGCCATCGGCGCCGCCCGCGAGGACATCTGCCTGCTCGCCGCCCGCGACATCCGCGAGGACCAGCCCGTCCTGCGCAGCGTGGCGCTCGCCGCGCTGGCCGTCCAGCTCAACACGACGGTGGACAGGCTGCTCGCCGAGCACCCCGAGCTTGCCAAGCTGTCCGCGCGCTTCGGCTCGCCGATGCTGCGCACGCCCGGCGAGATGTCCAACTTCGTCACGCAGGTGTCCAGCGTGCGCCCCGGCTTCGGCCAGACCGACTACGCCGCGCGCATGCTGGGCGTCCCCGACGAGCAGCTGGACGCCGTCAAGAGCGACGAGGTGCGCGCCGCGTCCAGCGCGGCGTTCGGCGCCATCTTCGGCGGGGGCGAGTAGCGCATGGCGCAGGTTCCGCGCGAGTACGTGGACCGCTTCACGTCCGCGCTCAACCGAGTCTCGCAGGCGTCGCGCGAGCGGCTGGCCGACGAGCTGGCGTCCATCGACCTGTCTGGCGACGTGGCCGAGGTCAGGGCGCGCGTGGTGGCCGTGATGCAGGCGCTGTGCGGCGGGGCGACCGACATGGCCGCGACGCTCGCCGCCGAGTTCTACGACGGCCTGCGCGAGCTTGCCATCGGAGAGCGCATGGGCGCGCTGGCGACCAGCGGGCGCGTGCCAGAGGCCACCGAGGGCGCCGTGAGGGCGTTCGCCCAGGCGCTCGTGGACGGCGACCAGCAGGCATTCGCCGACAGGTGCCTCGAGCGGCTGGACTACGAGGTCAAGGTCGCCGCCGCCACCACCGTGCTCGAGAACGGCAGGCGCGACCCCGTCAAGCCGAGGTTCGCCCGCGTGCCCAGCGGCTCCGAGACGTGCGACTTCTGCCTCATGCTGGCGTCGCGCGGCTTCGTGTACCGCAACGAGGTCGCGGCGAGCCACGCGCACGCCAACTGCGACTGCCGCATCGTGCCCTCGTGGCGCTCGTCCACGGTCGAGGGGTACGACCCGCGCGCCCTCTACGACCGCTGGCAGGCGCGCGTGGACGAGATCGCCGAGGAGCGCGCCGAGCGCAACGGCACGTCCGTCGCCGACGAGCGCAAGGCGGTCATGGACGGATATGCCCGCGCGTCCAGTGCGGCCAGACACCGCCATCGTGCATAAAACCGACGCTCTATCCATTGTGCGAACGCACAACCCAACCCGTTGAATCAGGCCCCGCAAGGGGCCTTTTTCATATCACGCCAACGCGGAGGGCGGTCAACCTCTGCGCCGAACACCCGCTAGGGCGGGGAAGGGAGGCCACATGGCCGACGAGAACACTGCCATCGGGCAGGGCACGGAAGAAGCGCAGACGGCCTCAGCTGAGCCGTCTGGGCAGCGCACGTTCACGCAGGAGGAAGTCAACCGCATGGTCGGCGACGCCCGCGTGAAGGAGCGCAGGAAGTACGAGGGTTTCGTGGACGGCTCGCAGCTCTCTGAGGCGACCGAACGCGCGACCAGGGCAGAGCAGGAGCTGGCGCAGCTCAAGGCAGAGGCCCAGCGCCGCGCGGACGTGAGCGCCGCCGCCGAGAAGGCGGGAATTCCGCTCGAGGTCGCCCAGATGCTCAACGGCGCCGATGCCGACGAGCTGCTGGAACAGGCCAAGAGGCTGCTGAAGCTCATGCCCGTCCATCCCACCCGCACCGACGACGGCGGCGGTCGTGCCGCTGTCAAGAAGACAAACGCGCAGCTGTTCGCCGAGGCACTGGCGAACGCGCACTAGCAGAAAGGGGCAACCATGCCCGCTATCGACATCAACCGCGGCACCACCAACGTCGTTCTGCCCGAGGAGGTCTCTGCCGAGATCTGGGGAGCCACCATCGAGGACTCCGCGTTCATGAGCTCCGCCCGCCGCATCACCATCCCCGGCACTGGCCTGAAGGTCCAGACCATCACCGGCGAGCCGCAGGCCAACTGGGTTGACGAGACCAGCGCCAAGCCCGTCTCCAACCACACCCTCGGCAAGAAGACCATCGTCCCGTACAAGCTGGCCGTCATCGAGGCTTTCTCCATGGAGTTCATGCGCGACGCCAACGCCCTCTACGCCGAGCTTGTCCGCCGTCTGCCGCTGGCCCTCGGCACCAAGTTCGACCAGACCATCATGGGTACCACCGCGCCCGGCTCCGGCTTCGACGTGCTCGGCAGCGCCACCGCCGTCAGCCTGACGCCCGCTTCCGGCTCCACCGTCTATGACCAGTTCCTCGCAGTCGACGGCAACATCGCCACCGCTGGCGGCGTGATGGACCGCATCGTCCTCGCCCCGCAGGGCCGCGCCAAGGTCCTCGCCGCCGTGGACGGTGACAAGCGCCCGCTGTTCACCGCTGGCGTCGAGACTGGCACCATCAATCCGATTCTCGGTGCCACCGTCTCCACCTCCAAGAACGTCTACGTCGATGCGACCACCGACATCCTCGGCATCGCTGGCGACTTCACCAAGGCCATCTTCGGCACCGTCGAGGGCGTTCAGGTCTCCGTCTCCGACCAGGCGACGCTCACCTCCGGCGAGACCGTCATCAACCTCTGGCAGCAGAACATGATCGCCGTGCGCGCCGAGGTCGAGGTCGCCTTCGCCGTCGAGGGCACCGGCTACTTCAACCTGCTCACCGCCTAATGGAACGCCTCATCTCACTCAACGGCGTTGAGGTGCTAGCGAGCGACCACGACGCGCCGCGCCTGCTGGCCGCTGGGTACCGCCGCGCCGACGAGCCAAAGCCCGAACCCAAGCGCCGCGCCCCGCGCAAGGCGCCCAAGCCCGACCATAAGTAGGGGAGGCGGCCATGGCAAGGGATTCCTACTGCACGACGGACGAGTACGAGGTGCGCTACGGCGAGGTGGACGACGTGTCCATGCTGCAAGAGTGCCTCGATGACTGCTCCGCCGCAATCGACATGGAGCTGGCCCGCCATGGCCGCGCCGCCGACCCGTCCGATGAGGACATGGCCGACAGGCTCATGCGCGTGTGCAGGTCCATGGCGAACAGGGTCATGCCCAGCGGGGGCGCGGACGTGCCGGTCGGCGCGACGCAGGCCACCGTCACGGCTGGCCCCTACTCGCAGAGCTTCACGCTCCCCACGAGCTACGGCACGCCAAAGATGCTCGCCCCCGAGCTTGCCCTGCTGGGCATCGGCGGCGCCCGCATCGGCTGCGGCCAGATGGCGTAGGGGGGGCGCGATGATTCGAGGCGAGACCGTCCAAGTCGCGCTGCGCGTGGACGGCGGCACCGACAGGCTGGGCAACCCAACCGTCGCCTACGCCGACCCCGCGCCCGTGCGCAACGTCCTCGTGGCCCCCGCCACCATGGACGAGGTGGCCGCGACGCGCCCCGACGGCATCGTGGCGACCTACACGCTGCACTTCCCCCGCGGCTACCGCGCCGACCTGCGCGGCGCCATCGTCACCGTGCGCGGCGACGAGTACCGCGTGGCTGGCGACCCCGCGCCCTACACCGAGGCGGACGTCCCCGGCGAGTGGTCGATGCCCGTGACCGTGGGGAGGCGCGATGGCTAGCGTCGGGCTGACCGACCTCAGGCCCGACCTCGGCGGCATCGACGCCGTGCTCAGCTCTGGCGCGGTCGTGTCCATGCTCCAGGGCATCGCGGGGCCGATAGCGGCGCGCGCGAACGCCAACGCGCAGGTGCGCGGCGCGGAGTACCGCGCCTACGTCAACCAGCTGACGTTCGTGCCCGTCGCCAAGGTCGTGTGCGGCAACTACAAGGCGCGCGTGGACAACGCGCACCACAACACGATTCTCAAGTCGAGGTGAGGCCCATGCGCTCGATAGCAGAGTTGGTCGTGGCCCACCTCGCGGCGTCGCTCGGCGTGCCCGTCTCCGCGCAGGTGCCCGCGACGAGGCCCGACAGCTTCGTCGTGGCGTACCCCGTGGGCGGCATGTCGGACCGCGACGCCCTCCACACCGACGTGGCCGTGCAGGCGTGGGCCAGGTCCGCGGCGGACGCCGAGGAGCTTATCCGCGACGCCTGCGACGCCATGCGCGCCACCAGCGCCACCATGATGGCCGACCCCGTGCCGCTGGGCGCGGACGAGCGCCATGTCTGGTGGCAGGCAACGTTCACCGTCCACGCGCTCTGGTAGAGCGCGAAGGGAGACTGACCAATGGCAAACAACAACGCCGGGCTTGCGAGCTTCGGACGCCCCAAGGACGAGGCGTACTTCTCCGTCGCGCTCGCCAGCTCCAACCCCACCATTCCCACCACCTCCGGCGCCGCGCTGACGGGCTTCGAGACCGTCCGCGTGTCCGAGAGCGGCATCACGCCAGCCGTGGACCTCGGCAAGGAGGACCCCGTCCACGACTGGGCGGGCAAGGACGTGCTCAGCTCGCCGTCCAACCCCTCGGCCACGCTCGAGGTGCCCATCATCGACAACTCCGTCGCGGCCAAGAGGCTCAAGTACGGCGCCTCCAAGGTGGACGAGAGCGGCAACGCCGTGTTCGACGGCTCCACCGACACGTGGGTGGTCATCGTGGACGAGCTGCGCAACGACGCCAACGGCGACCCCGCGTCCATCGTCCGCACCATCTACCCCAACTGCGTGCCCCAGTCCATCGACCTCGGCACCCACTCGCGCTCCGAGCTGATCATCGACACGGTCACGTTCCAGGCGCTCTACGACTCGACCATCGGCGGCTACTACAAGGAGCTGGCGCCCGTCGCCATCGGTGACTAAAGGAGCAAGACTTTGGCTGACTTCACCATCGCCGCGCCCGTCCCGTTCGTGGTCGAGGGCGCGGGCGGCAAGACCTACGAGCTTCCCCGCTTCGCCGACCTCACCGCGGAGCAGGTGGACGGCATGGCGGACGTGTCCGAGGCGGACGGCATGGTGGCGCAGGTTAAGGCCATGCGCGACTTCGTGCTGTCCCTGTGCCCCGACCTCGCCGACGAGCCGCTGACGGACATGGGCTACATGCGCCTGTTCCAGGCCCTCGCCGAGGGCAGCGGCATCGAAGTGGGGGAATCCTAGGCGTCGCACTCGCCGTGCGCGAGCATGGCGACGCCCTCGACTTCGACCTGTACGACAGATGGCGAGTCAGGCTGCGCGACGTGCCCTCCACCATCGGCTGGGGGGCCGTCGCGCTTTTTCTGCGCCACCTGCCCTACGACAGCGAGACCAAGCGCGAGATGGACCCCTCCGCGGCGTGGAGCCGCACCGAGCACCTCATCGCGCTGCTCATCGACACCATCGGCGACCTGTTCGCCAAGGATTACGAGCACCTGCAAAGGCCCGGCGACGCCAAGCCGTTCGAGACGGCGGAGGCGGTGACGCCGATGGACTACGAGCGGGTGCTGGCAAGGTTCAGGGGAGGTGATTCTGATGGCTGACGCGGTAATCGGCTCGGCGTATTTGCAGGTAATCCCCAAGCTCAGCTTCTCCAAGCTCGGGTCCGACAGCAAGGACGCGGGCAAGCAGGCGGCCAAGGGCTTCGCGGACGCCTACGGCAAGGGCGTGGACAGCTCCAAGTCGGGGCTGAGCGCCAAGGCCGTGATGGTCGGCACGCTCATGGCCGACGCCATGAAGGGCGTGGCGAGCACCGCCGTGGGCGTCGCGCGCGACGTCATGGGCGGCGCCATCGGCGGCTTCAAGGAGTACGAGCAGCTGGCGGGCGGCGTGGAGACGCTGTTCAAGGACAGCTCCGACACCGTGATGCAGTACGCCCGCAACGCCTACAGGACGGCGGGCGTCTCGTCCAACCAGTACATGGAGACGGTGACGGGCTTCTCGGCGTCCCTGCTCCAGTCGCTCGGCGGCGACACGGAGGCCGCGGCGCGGTACGCCGACATGGCGATGACCGACATGAGCGACAACGCCAACAAGATGGGCACCAGCATGGAGTCCATCACGAACGCCTACCAAGGCTTCGCCAAGCAGAACTACACCATGCTCGACAACCTCAAGCTCGGCTATGGTGGCACCAAAGAGGAAATGCAGCGCCTACTGGACGACGCGTCCAAGATAGCGGGCGTCGAGTTCGACATAGACAACTACGATGACGTGATCGAGGCCATCCACGTCATGCAGGAGTCGATGGGGATTGCCGGCACCACCTTCGAGGAGGGCCAGTCCACCATCGAGGGCAGCATGAACGCCGCGAAGGCCGCGTGGGACAACTGGCTCGTCGGCATCGCGGACAGCAACCAGGATCTCGACAGGCTCACCGGGGAGCTGGTGGACACCGTCGTGGTGGCCGCGGGCAACCTCGTGCCGCGCGTGGTCGAGATAGTCAAGTCGCTGGCAACGCGCGTGCCGCAGGCCGTCATGGAGCTTGCGCCGACCATCACCAGCGCCGTGACGCAGCTGCTGGACGGCGTGACCAACGGCGCGTTCTCCAAGATGGTGAGCGCGGTCGCGCCCTACGCCAAGCGCATCGGCGACGCCGTGCAGGGCATGATGGAGCGGTTCAAACCGCTCGGTCCCGTGGTCGAGGACATAGCGGGCAAGGTCGGCGGGCTGTTCATGGCCGCGCTGCGCGCCGCGACGGGCGTCATCGAGGACCTCGCGCCCGTCGTGTCCACGGTGGCGGAGCACGCCCTGCCCATCCTGTCCAGCGCGCTGGGCATCGTGGGCGACGCGTTCGAGGCCGCCATCACGCTCATGGAGCCTGTGGGCACGTTCCTCAGCGAGACGCTGAGCGCTGCCATCGACTGGATTGGCGAGAAGCTCGAGGCGTTCGCGCAGTTCGTGGAGACGTGTTTCGACGGCATCGGCAGCGTGGTCGAGGGCGCGGCGAGCTTCCTGCAAAACCCGTTCAAGGCCATCGGCGACCTGTTCACGGGGACGGGCAAGAGCGCGACCGACACCAGCAAGACCACGCAGACCGCGTTCAGCGCCATGAACAAGGGCGTGACCAACAGCGCCAAGAGCACGCAGACGGGCGTGAGCAGCTCGTGGAGCGCCATAGCGCGCAGTGCGGGCACCACCCAGTCCAGCATCTCGGGCGCGTGGTCGCGCATGAGCAGCGACACGACCTCGAAGTTCACCAAGGCGTCAGGCGACGCCACCGCCCAGATGGGCACGCTGCAATCCAACGTGGACGCCAAGACGCGCGCCGCGCAGCTGGCCGCGACGGCCAACTTCGAGACGATGCGCACGAACCTCGTCTCCAAGGCCACGAGCGCGCAGACCGAGACGGGCAGGCAGGCCGACTCCATCAAGGCCGCGTGGGACAAGTCGTACACCATGAAGGTCAACGCGAGCGCCGACACCTCGAAGGCCACGTCCACGCTGCGCAGCTTCCAAAACAGCTGGAACGGCTACAACGTCCACGGCACCGCGTCCATCTCGACGTGGGGCGCGGACAGCTCCATGAGCTGGTTCCGCAACTCGTGGAACGGCTACAACATCTCGGGCTACGCCTCCGTCAGCACGTGGGGCGCCGAGCAGAGCCTGCGCAACCTCATCAACGGCTGGTCGGGCTTCACGGTGCGCGGCAACGCGGTGGTGTCCTCGTCTGGCGGCCACGGCGGCCACTACACCTACGCCAAGGGTGCACTCGTCCAGAAGCACGCGGACGGCTTCATAGCCGACCGACCCGTCCGCGGGGTGGACATCACGCGCCACATCGCGGGCGAGGCTGGCGGCGAGGCCATCATCCCGCTCACCAACAAGCGCTACG